CCAAATTAGCATTAGACAACAAAACTCAAGCCATGCTCAAAGATGCCAACAAATTAGATTATCAACAACTAGGTCCCAATGGACTGGTGATCAATTTAAGTTGCCATGACATTGAAGGAGTAGCATGGTTAGACAATATACCCACTGGTACTATGGTTGTTCTCCAAGCTCGCAACAACAATCCCGGAGCAGTTAATCAATACAAAGATTTTAAACAATTTGATACAGCATTGCCTATTTCTAAAACTATATACCAAGCAACACTTGATCTAACAGACTCTGATGGTCCGTATGAAGATTATATGAAAATTGGTATCAAATAGTATAAGCAAATATTTCTAGTAGTATAGGACACAATAAGTAATTGTATATGCATGTCGACACCCTGAAATTTTACAAATATAACCCAGTTAAAAAACCCAAATACAAAGGAAAATTTTGTCGTATGCCTTTTGACGCCTTGCAAATAGACCAAGACGGTGATGTGCAGCTGTGCGATTGTCAAGCATTTATGCCTTACACCGTTGGCAACATTTACAAAAATAGTCTACAAGACATTTGGTCAAGTGAAGCAGCTGATCGTGTAAGACAGTCAGTTGCCGACGAAGAGTTTACCTATTGTAGTTGGTCCTGTGCTCACTTGGCTACCTTGCCCGATCGTCCGGCTGTTGTGCCCCTTACTCCGGATTTTCCAAAAACTATCAAGTTAGATATGGATCGAAGTTGCAATCTAAAATGTCCCAGTTGCAGAGAAGACATTATCATTGAAAAGCACTCAGACCGTATCGACAAGCAAATTGAATTGTATGAACATATAAAACAATGGGCTCTTGACAACCCTGACAAAGTTATACGCCTTCACCCGGTAGAAAGCGGTGAGGTTTTTGCAAGCCACAGCGGATTGGCTTTTTTAAAGTCTTTACAAGACTATCCTCACAATAATCTCAAGTTAACCATTACTACCAATGGAACGCTGATCAATCGCAATCAAGACTTGCTCAACAGTATTGGTCATTTAATTGAATCTTTTGCTGTCAGTATTGATGCCAGCACTCCTGAAACTTATGCTCAAGTCAGAGGTGGAGACTGGAATGAATTATTATTAGGATTAGATTTTGTAAAGAACAATTTTAAAAATCCTATATTGTTTAGATTTTGTATACAAAAAAACAACTGTCATGAAATTGAATCGTTTGCTGATTTTGCCAGTCAATATCGGGCCAACATAAATTATCAAAAAATTGCAGATTGGGGACACTGGAACACAGCCTGGTGGCACAGCAATAATGCATTGGACAGAACCAAACCCACGTTCGACTTAGTGCTTGACAGTGTTGCTCGAGTAAAGTCTCAATATCCAGGAAAAATATCGTTGGCTGCAGAAATCAGTAAGTATTTAGAACAACGTAAAGAATCACCTTAGGACCGCAACTTGTTGCGAGGTGGGCCGGGTGCTGGCCTAGTTGAACGATTCGCTACCGTGAAACTTAAAGTGACCATTTTTAAACAATAACTAATAGATGTCCAATCAAAATTTTGTACCGTCGGCAGTAGAAGGAACCAAATATCTTATTCCTTCTTTTCCTGGATATGAATGGATTAAAAAATTACCCAATAAACGAATCTACTTTGCATTGTTTCAACGTTGGCCAACCATTAGTAAATCACATGATAAAGCAACTCAAAATTTGCCAGCTGGATACGATTATTATATTGTAAGTTTTCATTTGGAGGCGGTTGATACAGCCTGGCTTAACCAACAACAGGTAACAGGACCGATTATTGTATTGGCTGATGGGCAAAGCTATGATTTCAAAATTCCAGGTGTTTATTTCTTACCATTTTTTTATTGGCATTATCAGTTGGAACAGATGCACAAATGGTTTGGTATCAAAGAAAAAACAAATCCTAAATATAAATTCAGTGCTGTCTGTAATCGTATCAGTCAGAGCAAACTTTGGATAACCACTAAATTGTTAGATGTTGCAAGAGAATCATCGTTAATAATATTGAATTCTTGGTTAGAAGAAAAAAATGTTCATGGATGGCAGCCGACTGGAAACTCTAATTTAGATCAATTAACACAACTGTTCCGCGATCGGTATCTTGGTCAAGAAATAAAAGACATAACAGACGATGACTTTGATAGTTCTTTCAGCATTGAAAATCAAACCTTCGGTGACAAGGATAATCATGCAAAATCAGCAAATCCATGGCAACCCTTGTACCAAGATTGTGCTGTGCATTTTACCAACGAAAGTTTTCACTACAGTGGCATGGTCGAAGATGGACAACAATATATTTGGCCCGGGCCGTTTATCACGGAAAAAACTTTAAAATGTCTACTAGGTGGTACAGCATTTGTACCAGTGGGACAATTTGAAACATATCGTACTTTAGAAAATTTAGGATTGCAGTTTGATTACAAGTTCGATACTGCTTGGGATTTGGATCCGGGTAATATATCCAGGGCAGAAAGTATTGTTACTTTAATTGATGATCTGAATCAGTTTACTGTAGAACAATTAGTAAATAAAACACAAGCCAGTAATAGGTACAATCAAAATCATATTGTAACTGGTAAATTCTTTGATCGATGCCAACAGAAAAACGAAGAGTCAATTGTCCGAATCTTTGATTTAATCAGTTGACTTTCCAAAATAATCGTGTATAATAATAAGACTTACACAGGAGAATACAATGTCCAATAGTAGAATTTAGCGGTGCAGAACAGTCCAAACTTACACAAGTGATCAACGAAGGCATGCAGGTCATGATGGAAATTGAAACCTTAACCGGTGGCCTTAATGACACAGTCAAAGCCATTGCTGAAGAAATGGATATCAAACCCAACGTGCTTAAAAAAGCCATCCGCTTGGCACACAAGAGCGAATTTGGCCGTGAGCAACAGGATCACGAATTGTTAGAAACAATTCTGACCAGCGTGGGCAAGACTCTATAAATATTGTTTTAAAACAATCGAGTCGTTCCCGTAAGGAACATGAATCATGGCTAACCGGCCATAAACGGAGAAAAATTTGAGTTACGTAGATGCACTATTTGATCGTGAACACGATCGTATTCATGTAGTTGAGCGGAGAGATGGACGTAGAGTCTATCAAGAATATCCGGCCAATTACATTTTTTATTACGAGGATCCTCGTGGTAAATTTCAAAGTCTATTTGGCACACCTGTCAGCAGATTTAGCACTCGCAACAACAAAGAGTTTCGCAAAGAAATTCGCATACAGTCAGGCAAGCAACTGTATGAGAGTGATATCAATCCAATCTTTCGTTGTCTAGAAGAAAACTACAAAGGTCAAGATGCACCCAAACTCAATGTAGCATTTTTCGACATTGAGGTAGACTTTGATCCTGAGCGTGGTTTCTCGCCAACTACAGATCCATTCAATGCTATCACTGCCATGTCGGTCTATCTTCAATGGCTAGAACAAATGGTCACCTTGGTTGTTCCACCCAAGCACATAAGTCGTGAAACAGCAGACGAAATTGCCCGAGAGTTTGAAAACTGCGTTGTGTTTGATCGAGAAGAAGAAATGTTAAAAACTTTCTTGGATCTAATTGAAGATGCTGATGCAATATCCGGTTGGAATAGTGAGGGTTATGACATACCTTACACTGTTAATCGTGTTACTCGTGTATTGAGCAAAGATGACACACGCAAGTTTTGCCTGTGGAATCAGTTTCCCAAGAAGCGTATGTTTGAACGCTTTGGCGCAGAGAACGAAACCTATGACTTGATTGGTCGTGTGCATATGGACTATATGCAACTGTATCGCAAATACACTTATGAAGAACGTCACAGTTATAGTTTGGATGCCATTGCTGAATACGAACTGCAAGAGACCAAGACAGTGTTTGAAGGCACCTTGGATCAATTGTATAATCAAAACTTTAAAAAGTTTATTGAATACAACAGACAAGACACTATGATTCTTGCCAAGTTGGACAAGAAATTAAAGTTTTTAGATCTTGCCAACACCTTGGCACATGAAAATACTGTGTTGCTACAGACCACTATGGGTGCTGTGGCTGTAACCGAACAGGCCATTATCAATGAAGCACACGAACGTGGCATGGTCGTGCCCAACCGCAAAGAACGCTACAGTGACGAAGACACTCAGGCCGCTGGCGCCTATGTTGCTTATCCGCGCAAAGGCATACACGAATATGTAGGATCAATAGACATCAACAGTTTGTATCCTTCGGCAATCCGTGCGCTGAACATGGGTCCAGAAACCATTGTAGGACAACTCAGGCCTGTAATGACTGATCGTTATATCGGTGAAAAGATGCGTGGAGGTTCGAGCTTTGCTGCGGCATGGGAGGGCTTGTTTGCCACCTTGGAATATACTGCTGTAATGGAAATGCAGGCCGGCACAGAAATTACCATAGACTGGCAAGATGGCGAAGAGAGTGTCCATAGTGCTGCCGATGTATGGAAGATAATTTTTGACAGTAACCGCCCGTGGATGATCACTGCCAACGGCACTATCTTTACTTTTGAAAAAGAAGCAGTTATTCCGGGCTTGCTAAAACGCTGGTATGCTGAGCGTAAAGAAATGCAGGCCCGACTTAAAGAGTGTAAAAATCCAGAAGATGAAGAATACTGGGACAAACGTCAGTTGGTCAAGAAAATTAACTTGAACAGTTTATATGGTGCGATTCTAAACCCTGGTTGTAGATTCTTTGACAAACGTATTGGACAGAGTACGACCTTAACTGGTCGTAGTATTGCCCAACACATGGATGCCTATGTAAATGAATGTATCACTGGCAAATATGACCATGTGGGCGAAGCAATCATTTATGGTGACACAGACTCATGCTATTTTACAGCATATCCAGTATTGCAAAAAGAAATAGAAGCAGGCACCATGTCTTGGAATCGAGAAATTGCTGTTCAACTGTATAACAGCATTGCCGATCAAGTCAATGACAGCTTTCCTGGTTTTATGGAAACTGCATTCCATGTGCCACGTGAAATGGGTAGTGTTATCAAAGGTGGTCGCGAGATTGTGGCCAGCAAGGGTTTGTTTATTACCAAGAAGCGTTATGCTGTCATGTATTATGACAAAGAGAATAAACGTGTAGATACACACGGATCGCCTGGCAAAGTCAAGGCCATGGGTCTTGATCTTAAAAGGTCAGACACACCCAAAGTTATTCAAGAATTTCTAAGTCAAATTCTCAACGAAGTATTGCTCGGAACAAGTCGTGAAGATATCATTGAAAAAATTCGCGAGTTTAAATACGTATTCAAAGAGCGTCCAGGTTGGGAGAAAGGTAGTCCCAAGCGTGTGAACAACTTGACCAAGTATGGCAAAGAAGAAGAACGCTTGGGCAAAGCCAACATGCCCGGACATGTTAGAGCCGCACTAAACTGGAACAATCTACGTAGGATGAACGGCGACAAGTATAGTATGCAGATTGTCGATGGCATGAAAACCATTGTGTGTAAGCTAAAACAAAATCCACTGGGCTGGACCAGTATTGGTTATCCCACAGACGAAACACACCTGCCGCAATGGTTTAAAGAACTTCCGTTTGCTGACAGTGAAATGGAAGCCACGGTAGTAGATCAAAAATTAGACAACTTGCTAGGTGTATTGGATTGGGACCTGGCCAGCGCCACCAATACAGAAAACACTTTCCAAACATTGTTTGAGTGGTAACATGAATTTAACTGAATTAATACG